CCATTGTGTCGCGCCAACATTGAAAAACAAATGCCTCTTAAATTGTTGAAAATTATACAACAGAATGCTAAATTAGAACCCAAGAAAATATCACAATCTACCGTAAATGTACAATCTCTTATTGACTTTCCTCCATTATAACTTATCGATATACTGGAACTTGAAAACCAGAATAAGAACATCCAAAACACATTGGTAAAAAAAATGCAGGCCAGCAAAAAATAAAAAGAAAAACTGTAGAAAAGACTCCACATAAATTCATTTGTCGTTGACAAGGTGCAACAAAACAAGAATCGGCAGCTGGATATACACTATATCCGATTATTTTTTGACCAGGCAATGGTGGATAATTAGGGTAAATTACTTCTAAATCTGGTAATAGGACAGGGCTAAAATATGGATCCTTAAAGTTTCCTGCACATTTCATTTTATTATTACGCAATATTTTTTTATACTACCTTTGGTGATTCAATGGAGTTTAGTAATAACATACAATACATCTTGTTTTTTCAAATTGTATTCACCTAGGGTAAAATTATCTCTTAAAATTTTATGGTCTGTAGTTGTTAAATCCACCACATTGGAAGGAATTCCAGTTTTATCACGAAATTTGTCCTTGACATCTACAATCTTGTCAGTACTGTCAAGTTGAAAGATGTATTGTCGCTTAGGCCAACCATAGTCTTTGACAATAATCCTGATCGGATGAGAAGGTCGTTGTAAAGATTTATGTTGAGATTGTTTCATTTTTATTTCAACAAAAATAAAAATTTAAAAAATTTAATCTGAACCTCGACGATATCTTGAATTGGTGAGTGCAAAATCTTTAATTTTTTGAACCGTTCTAGCAGTTTCTTGTTTTCGACGAATCGAATTTAATTCTCGATACAATCTATAAATGCGTTCTTCAATATTATTTCTTGTTCTTTCCAACTCTCTAATCGATTCATATTTTGGTGTGACAGATTGTTTCCATTGTTTTTTGGAAATATAAGATTGTTTTTTGGGTGGGTTTTGCTTGCGCGCATTAGACTGTTTCACAAGTTTTGTATATATTGTGTAATCAGTATCCCCTAACAAAGAAGTGCAACAATGATGCCATGGAGCGGGTAATAAATCTTGTTGTTGGTCGCTACACGGAATACATTTTGAAACACGTCTTTGGTCTATCGGTCTAGATAATATTTGTCCGAATCGATCTGTATAGAATTGATCCATTTTTATTAAATGTATTTTATAAAAATTTGAAAACATTTATCCCAAAATGATGGTGTACAGTTATGAATAATCGGTCTTTCAATCGAATAAAAATCAATATCAAACTTTTTTTCAATAAATTGTATAGGAAACTTTAATTTGCAAAATAGGACGCAATTATCTTTTACCAATGATGGAAACAGTAAACAAGGAGATTTAAATACAATATGTGCATATAAACTCTTTTCCTGTATAATATCATCAAGCATATTAAATTCCTGTTCAAGTTGCAATGAATTTAATAAAATAATCGCAGAAGGTTTTCGAGTAACTCGGTCGAAAATATTAAATTTTTCTAAAAAATCAATGTAATCTTTATAATGATAACCAAAAGACTCTATAACTTGTTTTAATAAAAACATGATTCTATAATATATAAATTTTAAAAGTGATAAAATTTAAAAAATTGAAAAAATTTAAATAAATTGTCTGTATAAAAACTTTGATTAATGTCACCAACCAATCCCTTGGAAAAATGTAATCAATATATTGGTAAAATTCGTTCTAATGGATTTTTATACTTTTTTTTAACCAATTTTACAACCAGCAATTTTGATTTGTCAAGTATTTCTAAATCTGATCAATCGAAAGACAGTATAAGGGAAGATAACACAGACGAAGAATTTTTAAAAGAGTTTAGTTTGAATTTTGCGGTTCCGATTTGTTTAAAGACCGTACAAAGTTTCATTTCAATAACTCGTGATGAATATAAAAATGCATGGTTTGTAGATAAAAATAATCAAGTAATTTATTTTAAATTTAGACACATGTGTGGTGAAGGCGCTGTAAAAAGAACATATTTTGGTTGGAACATTACAAAAGATAAACCAGTTGCTGTTTATCAAATTAATCTAACCGTCAATGATACTGAAATTAAGAGATGTCTAAACGAAAAAAGAATTGCCGAAGTTGAAAAAAGTCCCTATTTATTGACGATACATTTTTCTACTTGTCATCGTGAAACTCGCAAAGTATATATGATTGCCGATTTTTGTAAATTTAATGTAAAACAAATGATTGAAGATAAACATCCCTGGACTATCGAACAATTGAAATTATTTAGCAGGCATATTTTACAAGGATTAAAAACTTTACATGATATGGGAATTATTCATCGCGATGTAAAACCCTCTAATATTATTTATGATGACGAACAAAATGTATACAAATTGATCGATTTTGGAGTCGCTACCAAATATTCTTCAAGTAGTCAACTCAACAAAATTGAAACAATTAATCACCATTGTGATTCTGATACTCTGTCCTTGGTAGGAACACCTGGATATATTTCACCCGAGATGTATGACTGTTTGTACTGTCTTAATAAAAATAATTATACAAACAGTGTAGATATTTTCTCTTTTGGTATTACATTGTTGGAAATGTTTTTTCATCGACGAGCATTTACTAGAGATTTTGAAAAACTACCCGAATCGATAAAAAAGGACTTGACGTTGCGCGAATCCATGTTTAGTAATATCCTGGAACATGATACACTTTTTTTAAAAGAATCCTTTGAAAAACTTGGGGATTTGTTGAAAACAAAACGATTGGATTCTTTAAAGAGTGAAATTCAAGAAAAAATTGACATTATAAACCAATTAAGTATTTGTGAAAACGACGAAAAGGAAATGTTTGTTTCGGAATTAATTGATAAGAATAAATCAATTTCCTATTACTGTAAAAAAATACCACAACTCTTAAAAGATCTTGACGAAAATACATCCATCGAATATGAATTTATATCAAAGATGAAACATTTGCAACATTACTGCAAAAAATGGAATCATTATACAAAACAAACCATTGATGATATGGTAGACGATGTTCAAATGTATCCATTACTATATTTGACCACTTCATATGAAATACCATTGTCCATTCAAGAGATTCAAGATGCAATTTTACAAGATTTTTTGAGTAAATGTCTAGATAAAAATCCTGAAAATCGTCTAACCATTGACGAATTATTACAGCACGATTGGTTAGTTTTGTAGAGGAGAGGGTAATATGATACCACCATGATATCCAGTGGATGTTTTTTGGTCCAAAGAAGGCATTACAATAAAATCATTGAGCATTTTATTTTCGTCATCAATCATTGTAATATTTAACCCTTGTTTCAAATCAAACGCTCCGTGGTCCCATATCCAGGCATTTTCTAACTCTAATTCAATCGTGGTACCATTATTTAAATGCAGAAGGACATCGGAGATGGGAATTCTAGTATTTCGAATGGTTAGAGCCCAATAATATACATTACTGCTAATTACCTGCTCTACGGTTTGCTCGACAGGATCTTGAATATGACAAGTTGTAGCGGTGCATAGTAAATAATCGATTGTTTCATTTGACAGGACAGGGCAAGGAATATAGTACCATTCAACAGAATAAGGATTTCCATTGGCAACTGGTTGCAAAGCATTATATATATCAAAATCTAGATAATCTTCAGTACAAACGGGGTCAGTGCATTGATCCATAACCATTACAATAAAGCTTTTACATTGAGGCCAGGAACCCTGCCATTCTGTCAACTCTTGATTCCATTCATAAAAGTTTTCAATACGAGTTACATTGAGACAAGCACCACATAAAAAAGAATTGGATTGTTGCATATTAACGTCAGACAAACCAACGCCAAAGGATATACGACCATCCAAGAACATTGGTATTGAATCGCTTGTCGAACGGGAAATTGTGTTGAAGGATTGTAATTTACAAAAGCCAACTTGTCCAATAAAGGAATTGTAAGAACTTTCTTGTGTAATGGCAAAAGTTGTGACGCAAAATGATTGCAAGATTAAAAATAAATATTTCATTTTTAATGTCTTTTTATTGCTTTAAATTTCTGGTCAAAAATTGAAGTTTTAAAATTTTTATTCAACTATGTCGAACCATACGACAATTAACTTGTGAACTGTTGAATTAACATCTTTTCGTACTTTCAGCTATATAATACCAATACAGATGTCAAGCAAAACAAACTACCATTTCGAAGAGGACGGCAAGTTTTATAAAAGGTCGAAAGATCGAAAGGGCAACAATACAGTCTGCGAGGTGAAACAGTGCAGATGTGGAGACTGGATTTCTGTCAATTTAATAAAGACCCCTCATCACCTTGGCCGTAAGAATCATCGTGCTTGGGCAATCCAAAATGGAGAAGCTTTGGTTGAGCCTTATTCTAAAACCTCTTCTTCCAAACAAGAAGATGATACCGAAAGTGACAGTGAAGACGATTGCGAAAATCACTGGTTGCTTCACATTGGTGATGGAGTTCATTTTGCAAACTCTTCAAAAAAGAACATTTGGGGAGTGAATAGCCAGTTTGGTTACGCCAAGAACTTTTTAGCCAATGTCAAAAAAGGAGACAAGCTGTGGTTCGTTGTGAATAAAAGTCAGGGGCTTTTGGTCAGCGTTGCGACTTTTGATCGTGTGCAAAAGCGTGAACTAGGCCCTTTTGTGGCACTTACTGCAACAGATGATGAATTGGGATGGACGGAAAAGGATGGAGAATGGGACACCGAGGTTATTTTTACGAATCAATACAATATTCGTGCGCTTGATTTGCTGTCCGAAATCAAAGGCGCCGCAATCATTCGTCGATATAACGAAAAGTGCAAAGTGAACTTGCTAGCGGAGTATGACAATATTGTCCGTTATTCTCAAGTCTTGCGTTGTTAAAATGCTTTTTACATGAATGCTTGTTGTAATTGCCTTGCTTTATTGATGACTTGTTTGTTCAAGTCTTTGGATTTCCTTTTTCGAAAATGTTTAGAATCTAAATCAATTAAAGGCTGTTGTTGTTGTTGCTTGAATAAAGTACTCAAATCTTGGGTTTGCGCATTTATTTTTTGTCGTTGAGCTTTCTCCAAAGTTTTTACACGGTTTTCAAACGAACGAATATGTTTTTCAATTAATTCACTTTGATCGAGAATCAATTTTTCAAGTGCATTAAAGCGCTCTAGTTCTTTTTGATATCCTTTAAAAATTATCGGGGACAAATAATCAACCCTGTAATCTACTCCTCCGTCAAAAATTTCAAATTTTGCACCTAGTGTATCATCTAAGTACATGTAAAAATTATCATATGTCACTTTTTTATGGGGATGGCGGATCGTACGACGAAGAATATAAATCTCTACATCGGGATGTAAATCTCCATATGTAAAATAATAGAACGATACAATATTTTCGTATCTAGGAACACCTGAGCTAATGTTCAACCAGGGAAGCATATGCATATATTGAATACAATCGATATACTTGGCACCATCATCTATTCTGCATACTATTTGATTTATAGGAAAATCTGATACGGATTTATGCTGAATTATTCCTTGATATCCTTGCGGAGCTACTCCTTGTTTAAGTTTTTGTAATGAAACTTGCATTTTATTAAAAAAAAAATGATTTAAAGTTTGCAATTCTAATATATGGCCGCTTGGTCTAGTGGTATGATTCCTCGTTTGGGTCGAGGAGGTCGAGGGTTCGATTCCCTCAGCGGCCCCGTGTAAGTGGACAAAATTCTATATTTTACAATATAGAATAAGTATTTGTTGTTCTAAAGATTCACTTTATGCGTTTTTACCAGATCCTACACCAACTCCTACATCGACGCCAACACCCACACCAACCTGTCGTCCAAATACTTGTTGTTATTATGGTTCCAGCCGTACGCAAAACTTTTGAATTATAACCAATTTAAAAATATAATAATTTAAATTGGAAAAAAAATATTATATTTTTCGTTTAAAAAAAATGAATTCATATCGACCAATACCTATCCATTCAACCCGTAAAAATGATGACATTAGTATGAGCTCCAGAAGTATGGATAATATGCACAATTCCTGGAAACTTGAAAAAATTATTGACGAAAAAGGAAAATCCAATTACAAACTTGTAACTGAAAACAATACCAATACAGAGACTGCGATTGGCAGTAGTAGCAGAAAGCACAAGGCGAAACGCAACACAATTGCAAGTCACAGACCAATTGGTGCTTATGGCGTTCCAGGAGCGAATGCTTATTTAAATACAAAAGCTACCACTCTCCATTCTCCTACATTGAATTCCAATATTATCAAGAGCATTAAGCGAATTAAAAAGAAACCATCTTTTCAATACAAGGAAGAGCAATCGGATACTTCCAGCAAGACAGCGAGAACAGGAGTAGAAATCAACCTTGAACGCTTTGCTAGCATTAATGGTAAAATCTATAATAACATGATTATTGGAAATAATGGATCGATCATTCCTTATGGAACTGGTAATGATCTAGTACAAAAATCTTTCCAACATGGACATTTGGTTACCAGCAGTATTCATTTGGAGAATATAAATATTCTTATTAGTTATTTTGGACCTAAAGTCATTCCTTGCTTGACTGTTTCTGTTTGGTCCCAAGTTTTATCACCTACAATTGAATTAACTAATATCTTTACCATCCCTGTTCAAAATATACAACCAAATCACGGAAAGGTTATTATTAGAGAGTTGGATAGTGAAACGATCACCAAAGGTCAAATCTTTTTGACTGTAAATTCTACAGAGGACTATGATGGTAAAATAGACATTAAATACAATTTGGAAGTTACCCCAATTTCAGATAATGGTAAAGAAGCAGAGTTTGAATTTGAATTCCCTGATTTCTTTAATAATGGTGGTTTTGGTCTCCCTACTAAACTAATAGCTCCTATTGTTGAGCAACAATCTGTTGTACAAGTTCCAGCTCAAAATGCATCAGTACCTGCAGTTGCTACTGTACCCGTTGTACAACAATCACCTGTTGCTGCTGCTGCTGCTAAAGTAACACCAATTGTCAATTATCCTAAAAAGACCAACAAAAGTATTTTTGGGGATTTCATTAGGGGACAAAATCAAGAAAATGTTCCGATATTTGGAAAGAAATCAGAAGACAAGGATGCTAATGAAGGTTCCATATCCTTGAATCAATCTATTTATGCCAATCAAGCAATTAAAGCTGCTGGACTTATCCAAGAAGCAAATGATGATGCAGAAGTAGATTTTACTGAAAGAGACGATACCGATATCAATAAAATATTAAACATATTAAGGAATCAAAATTATGACAATTAAATGTATTTGAGAAGAAATAGCGCCTTGTGCAAAATTTTGATTGGTAAATTGAATTGTGTAATGGGATATCCTAAATCCAATGTAACAATAAAATTCTATATGAATCATACAAAATATAAGCGATGGGAATGCAATGATATTGTTTATAATAAAATCCCACAAAATCTTTATTACCATGGAATGAATTCTTTTCAATTAGAAAGGCTACACAAATTATGGAATATCGATAGAACCAAGCGACAAGGATATATAAGTCTTAAAAAACAATTACCTATGGATTTAGTGTGCTATATAATTGAGTTATTGTAAAGCATGTCTTTTTTATTTAAAAATAAAAAAGCTTAGCGATGCCAAAATTTAAATCTACCTTTATCAAGGTTGGTCATTAGGGTATTATCACCAAGTATTTGAATTAATTTTTGTAATGTCTTTAATAGTGTTTGTCTTTGTTTTGCAGTAAGCTCTATCTGGTGAAAGTCGCAGAAGTAATAAACAAAGTCAATTATTGTTTCGTGAGCATTTTCAAAAGTGATTGAAAATGAATTATTTTCTTTGCAGATCATGATTAAATCTAAAAAGAAGTCAATTATTGCTAAATCACTCTTTTCTTTTGAAAAATCCAAAAGAAAGGGCAAAGATTTTTCCATTTTAATTAATAAAACTTGATATAACTCTACCGGTTCCATGATTATTCCTATACTATATATAAGGATTTTAAAAATTTAGCTAGTTTTTATATATAAAAGCAAATATGCCTTTTTGATTCCTTCTAAAGCATTGGAAGGATGAATTTTGCTTATTTTTTCATCATCACATAAATAAAATTCTCCTTCTTCATAAACTATACTGATATAATGTCCGAATTTAAAGTGTCCATTGTGGATTACAGCACCTCGTAATTCATAATCATTAAATTTTAGCGGGCAATCCATATCATCATGAATCTTGTTAAAGTTGGAATCATAACGATTAATCTGTATAAACAAATAATCAGGCCAGTAATATATGGTATTAAATTTCTCCGCGTCCACATACTCTTTAAACTTTTCACTTTCCCATTTTTCAATACGGTCTTTGCTTTCAAAAAGATTTAGAGATTCTTGAAGTGATTTGGAAAACGGCAAGGTAAGAATTGTTTCTGAATTTACAATTTGTTTTTTATCATTGGATCGAGTTAAATTGTGAAAGTGTGTGTAATATCGGTATTGAAAAAAAGCCTTGTTGGCATTTTGTTTCCATCGCTTTTCTGTTTCTTCGCCTAAAATGTCAAGTAATTGAATAAGAGACTCGTGTGCATCATATTGTTGAAATGGAGCAAATAAATTAGATTGTGAATTTAAAATTTCTTGAATTTCTACAGGTGAAACTACTTTTTGAACATGATATTTTTGTATAAAACCAATGAATTTTTGTATCACGGGAGATGATCCTCCAGGATTGTTGTTTTCGGCTTGCTTAAAAATATCAATAAATTCGGAACACTGCATTAATAACTGCAAGACTGAATTAACATAACACGTATTACCAAGATTTTCTAATCCAGTGATCATTTATTTAAAAACATTTGTGAAAAAATTTTAAAAACAATTTTTAGTCGCACCTAGAGTTATTTATATCACAATCTGAGCAAAAGTTTGTTGGTATACACGCGTTTACCCTTTCTCCTCGAATAGTTTGACGACATGCACATAAATCACGAGGATAAAAGCACTTTCTAGTATTTCCTTTGAGTGCACCATATAAATTTGGTGTACTGTCATAATTTTCAATAATTACTAAATGATTATTGTGGTAAGCATTATCAATGGTAGAATACATTTCTCTTTTTTATTTGCACAAAAAATAAAAAATTGATTTGGTAATCTAATTTTATAAAAACTGTTCAAAAAATATAAATGGATCTAAAAAACTATCAAGATTTTGTTCAAGCTGTTACTAGCAAAGAGTCCAATGACTTTTCGTGTTTTTTATCTAGAATTCAGAGCCTGGAGGATTCCAAGCAAGCACAAATCCCACTTCTAATGACTTCTGCCATTGGTCTTTCCTCGGAAACTGGTGAATTTAACGAAATTGTCAAGAAAATTATTTTTCAAGGAAAGTCGCTTACAGCGGATAATATTTTTCATATGAAGCGAGAGCTTGGAGATATTCTATGGTATTGGATTAATGCGTGTCGTGCATTGGACCTAGATCCGAATGAAGTGATGAAGGAAAACATTGAAAAGCTAAAGTCCAGATATCCAGATTTAAAATTCGATGTTGAGAAATCAGAAAATCGCAAAGAAGGTGATTTGTAATTTTTTTTTTGTTTTACAATAAAACATGTCTAATTATGCAATTTCTGAAACTGTTGACCCAAATATTAATAGAAAAAATGGTTACATGACCATATCGGATATTACTGAACGAAATAAATGCTATGACAGCAACGAACCAATAACCTCAAACTGTCAATGGCCAATGTTAGTACCTCCCAATCAATTATTGGCATTAAATGCTGATACCAATAATCCATTAAATTGTGTCACGAAGGAAAATTTTGAGTGCGAGGACGCACGATGGTGTAAAATTGAACAACGGGAATACTTTGAACCCCAGCAAATACTTAAGGTAATCAAAGATGGTAAAAAATCCTTTACCATGAAGATTGATAAAATGTCGGATAATTATGTATACACCGCAAGTGACTCGAAAGGTTCTTGTGAAAATTTAATTTATGTCGCTTCTGGACCTGTTCAAATAAAATGTCCTAAAAATGAACCTTGTGAATATTCTAAAAAAGAATATTCAATAGGTTTAACAACTCCAGTTGAGAATTACACCTATCATATCCATTTTCCAGCTGATTTAGGATCTTTTCGCAAAATTATTATTGGTGGTTACGCGACCGAAAAATGTAAATTACCGGATAAAAAACCAGCTTTTATTAAAGTATACATTGGTAAAAAATTATTAACTACGGTTCATATGACATCTAAAAATGTTTCGATATTGCATAAAGTAAAAGTTTCTCACGAAAATGGAAAATATGTTCTAAAGCATTAATATTTTTATTGGCAATTCAAATAAAAATTATTCAAAATATAAATGATTCGTCCTCAATTGGTATTTATATTTCCTTTGCGTCGATGCGGAAGTAACTTTTTACGATTGCATTTAGATCTTCATCCATCTATATATGCACCCTATCCCATTCATATTCACGAGTTTATGCATTTATTGCCAAAGTATGGAAATTTGGAGGATGATCATAATTATTTTCGACTGATTTGTGATGTGATTGGTTTTCAAAATACTACATTATTGCGCTGGACCCATATTAGTTTTGATCCATTAAATTTATTTAATAGTCTTGAATCTCAACCTCGAAGCATTCATAGAATTGTTGGGGAAATGTATTTACAAGCTGCAGAAAAATGTGGCGCCAAAGTCGTTATTGACAAAAGCCAAGACTCTATATTTTATGCCAACGATATTCTGAAAGAATACCCAGATGCATTAATTATTGATTTGGTGCGTGACCCAAGAGCACAAATTAATAGTATGAATAAAGCAATAATTCACGATTTTGTCACATTGTTCAATCTAAACACTTGGTTAGAACGCAGAGAATTAATGAAAAAACTTGCTAATAAAATACCCCAAAATGTCTTGAGTATTAAATACGAGGATTTTATTTTGAATACTCAAAATACCTTGCAAAAAATTTGTACATTTTTAAAAGTGCAATACAAAGAAAATATGATTAATATACAAAATTCAAAAGAAGCCGCTACAATGTCTTTAATATCTTCTTTGTGGAAAAATAATTGCTATCCTCCTCTGCAAATCAATATTCATAAATTTTTGACAGAAATGAGTGAACAAGATATACAAATGATTGAATGGAAATCACAGAATTACATTCAAGAATTTGATTACCAGTTTTATTATCCACTACAAGAAATTTTGATATGTGATAGTCAAGTACAAAGTTGCAATGAACAAAACAAAATTTTATTGGCCAACTTGCCCGCCAAAATAAAAGAGGATAATATTAAAGATTATACGATTCGAAATTGTAGAAAAAAATATTTAGACAGTTTCAAATGAAACAAATGTTGGATTCGGTTGAAGATTATAACAAAAATTAATTTTAGACTGATCTATCATTGTCCAATCCGCTCCCAAGATTCCACCAGTGTCTCCGCTATCAGGGTTGAGACACCAATAATAAAAGTTACGAATGGATTTTCGTTGCAAATATGACAAGACATTCTGATGCCATTCATAATCAGAACCTCCATTGAAACCACCAATTTCTCCAATACAAACTAGATTTTCGTAATATTGAGTAAGAAAACCAAACCATGTATTCCATTGATAGTCTCCATCATTTAATGAATTTATACCACGAACCGAGACACCGTAAACGTGGGGCGAAAAAACAATTCGTAAGTCAGGATTGGGTCCAAAAAAAGTGTCCATTTTAGAAAAACTACCTCCCCACGCACTACCATCAAATGCTTCTTCAACACCTTCGACCCAAAATAATCCCTTGTATTGTGGTACATTATTGTCTACAAAATTAATAAATGATTTTACAAAAGTTGACCATTCATACCAAGTGATACCCCCGTGGGGTTCATTTTTTATATCAATGCCGATCAAATTTGGATAAGCACCAAATTCAACCAATATATTTTTCCAAGCTTCAAAATATTGATCTTGATTAATCATACTCGTCGGGTATGGTTGAATCACATCATGATCTCTATGAAAGTCTAATAAAATACTAATATTTCGGATTGATGCGTGATAAAATAAATGATGTAAATAATTTTTGGCATTCATATTCGCAACATAAGGATCCGCTTTTACACAATCCGGATTTAAAGGAACCTGAATATTCATGGCCATTTCATAAGAAAACGGAATTCGAATTGAATTAAATTCATAGTGACGAATTATATTCATATAATACTCTGTATCATGAATCCATAGACCATGTGGACAATAACAAGAAGATTCCATTCCAAACCAATTGATTCCTTTGATTCTGTATTCCTGCTTATTAAAATACAAGTTATTATTTGAAACACTAAATACCGCACCACTGAGTCCAAAAAATTTCAGCAGAAAAATTGATAAATAAACCACATGTCGAATCATTTTATTATTATTTTTTTTTTTGTATAAGTAAACATGTCGGATTTTTTATTACCTGTTGTGGCGTTATCTCCAAAACAAGAAAGCAATATACATAATATATTGAACCAATTTTTACAATCCTTTTTGATTTTAAATCGAAAAGATGAAAACTTGAGTAACACTATACAAGAAGATAAATTTGAATCTCAATATTTTGACCTATGTCAAAAATCTTGGCAAGCAATTGTGAAAAAGTCATTTCAAAATGTCTTGTCATTATATTCCGTCGATATTTCTATAAAGCAAATTTTTGTTGAATTATTTTTAATGTTGTGTGTCTACTTATTGGTAGAGTCTACGAATGAATATATTCGTAATAAATTAAAACTTCAAGTTCAACTAAATGTTGAAAAAGCCTACCAAACCTATAAAAGAAGGAATGAAAAAGAATGCAACTTGCTATTTCTAAGTGAAGAAAAAGATATTAGTCTAGAGGATAGGCTTTACATACTATCAACTTTAGCTGTCAATCAAATACAAATGGTCTTGTCATGCTATTATTTAGATTTCTTTACAAGTAATAAAAGAAAGATACAAGGATACTTGCAAGTTAAACAATCAAAACAGTATGTACACACATCTTCCACCAAAAGTATGAGATCAACAACTGCCGCTACAACCACTACTCGTGAACGAAGAAAAAAAATATTGAATATTCAATTAGACAATCAAGTCAGCTATACAAACCATATTATTAAAAGCCAACCCATTAAACTTATCTCTTAATTCGAGAGCATCTTGTTTACTGAAGCATCCTATAAAAGCATAATTACATGCTTCTGATATATGAATAAATTTATAGCCTAAATCACAAATTCGAAATATTAAATCCATTACTTCACATTTGTGCTGACAGTTGTTAATATTATAAATTCTTACAACATGTTTTTCTACCTTTTCCTTCAGTACTGGTTTTTCCTCAACACTAACTAAAGTAGGCATCAGTAAGGATCTTTTTGGCTTGTTATCATTTTTTTGTAGAGACGGCGGACTATCCAAGGGGGGCGGTTCTAAAGGTTGTGCAAGTGTACGACCAAGTAAAGATTTACGAGGAATCGGCGTCTCAGATGAAGGAGAAGATGATAATGTTATAACTTGTTCTTCTCCTCCTCCAGTTTTAAAGGACTCAATAAATTCTATTTTTACATCATAATATACAGACACGACAGGTTTATTATCTTGTCTACCAAATGGTTTCATCGTACATTTACGATGTTCAATTCTTTGTTTACGATTCATTCTGATGAATCATAAATTTTTAATTTTCTAGAATCAATTTTTTACTTGAATCATACTCTGTTAAAACATTGTCGATACAAGCAATGCGTTTTTCCAATGGACTTGCACCCTTTGTCTTTTTAGTTCGTAAATGAATTTTTTTTTCAATCGAAAGAGCGGTTGATTTATCCAAATCATTAATTTTTGCATATAATTTCCAAATTCCGTCTTGTTTTTTCATTTTGGTATATTTTGCACCACCAACTAGTTCACCATTATGTTGTCGAATACGACGCTCTAAATTATTGGTTATACCAACATAGGTACATCGGTTCACAGAATGACATAGCAAATAAACGCAATACATTTTTATAATAACGTGTTAAAAATCATCTTGCATCATTTTTATCAATGCTACTGCAACTTGTTGTAATAATAATTCCGATTCTTTAGACTTGTGACAAAATCCTCGAGTATTTGATTTATTTTATTCGAAATATCTGGCAAAATAATTTGATATTGACGATTATAACAGCTTTCACCAGTTTTGGTATGTTTTGCGATTGGATAAAATTTTTCTTTCCGAGTCATATAAAATTTATCACTTATAAAGCCGAGAAAATATTCACCACCGTCTGTTTGCAAATCTTCCAAGTTGACGATAATCCCATTGACTTTTTTAGTTTTTAAAATCTCGATATAATTTTTAATTTTTTCATATCGAATCTCCAAAATACTCTGATGTTCTCTATGATCCTGATTCATGATGTCGTCTTCATTTAATATTAATGGTTTTTCAATAAAATCTTCAAGACTTTGATTGACTTTATAATGATAAGGATTATAATACATTGATTTAATCCAACATTTCACATCTCGAATCACAAAAACAAAACAAGTATTGGTCAAATCAAATAAATCTAAATGTGGAAATCCATGCTTCCAATCTCTTTCTACAACTTTTACATCTAATAAATTATTTGGTATTAACTGTTGCAAAAAGTTTGTTCCACTATTTCTTTCACCATAAATTATAATCGTATTGATTTTATGATTAACTTTAAAATTAGTTGATATTGATGCAGCAGCATATTTTTTAGTTTCCTCTTGGATGGCAATAATTGTACAGCTTCCAACTCCATTTATTGTTAATTGATCTCCATTTATAGTAGCAATACTTGAGTCAGAACTAATATAATGGAAACATCCATCACTATTTGATAATGGTGGAATTATTGAAATGGGACTATTACCGTAAATTCGATCTGCAATTTTAAAATTATATAAATTAGTTTTATTTCGGATGACGACCTTATCTCGATTTTGTATTCGACTCTTTCTTATAATAGTTGAATCTTTATAATAATCATTTCTATTGACTAGCCACATTTCCTATACATGTCTAAAATTAAAATTGATAAAACAAAAAAAAAATAAAGTAAACATAAGGAATGAAAATTATTCACTGTAACCTTTGGGGTGATATTGAAATTAGTGATTTAGCTTTATCAATTATTGATACTCCACATTTTCAACGCTTACATTATATCAAACAGACTGGAATGTCCTACAAAGTTTTTCCAGGTGCACATACTAGTCGTTTTGAACATTCCATAGGTGTCTATGGAGTGATTCGAACATTGATGGATCACCTCATCAAGAAACAACCCGAGTTGATAGAAAACTGTAATGAGCGCAAACAAGAATTGATTTGTATCGCGGGTTTAATTCATGATCTTGGACACGGTCCATTTAGTCATTTATTTGATTATTATTTGGAGAAAAGCGGTATCGATAATGGATGGCAGGATCATGAAACGAGAAGCTTGGATTTATTAACAAACATTGTTACACATCACAAGGTACAAATTTCACAACAAGAAATAGAATTTATTCAAGGTCTAGTTCAGGGTCAATCAAAAGAACCTGCATGGTATGATACCATTGTCAATAATAAAATAGCAGGATTAGATATGGATAAAATGGACTATGTGCTGAGAGATTCAATGAATTTTGGTATGAAGATTCATTTTGATCCCTTACGAATTATAAAAAATTGCCGAGTTATTGATGGAGAGTTGTGTTTTTGTGATCGTATCAAAGATGAAATAATTACAGTTTTCTTGATTCGAAACAAAATGAACCGCTTTATTTATCGACATCCAAAAGTTTGTGAATACGAGAGTATTATTATGGATTATTTAGCAAGCCCTGTTTTCTATGACTTGACAAGCACAATGAAGGAGAAAAATATTGAAAAATTTCTAGCACTCAATGATTATACTCTTTTATTTAAAATACCTAGAGACGAGTATCAGCAATATGAATGTCGTAAAAAAAAGTACCAAAAGGATCATCAAGAATACAAGGATCAGGAATGGAGCAAAATCGTAAATCTGCAATTTTATCATAAGAAAAATCCATCGATAAAGTTTAGTATTGAAAATTGGAATATTGTTTCTTGTTATTCTTAAAGTCGTCCAGAAAATGAACAATCTTGTTGTATAATCTGTGATTTGTTGTATAAGAGTAGTCGATTCCATAATAAGTTATTATAATTGTAAGAACTTACCATTCCATAATAAAAATTATTAGCCTTGTTGGTAAATATAATATAATTTGGATCGGGTACAGCAATTTCTTTAATACAAATCGAATCCAAATTGGAAATTTGTGGATTTACATCAAAACATTTCATTGTTTCATAATCGGACAAGTATTGCATTTCTGATTTAATAATGGTAGAATTATCAAACTTTTTAGAGTATAATTGAAATGAAATTTGACGATCACTGATAGGCGTCATTTGAAGAATGGCACATTCTGAATTAAAGATATTGTAATCATAATAGGATTGATAGAAAATGTTTTGAAGAACTGAAAATCTAAAGTTCTTTTCATATCGTTGACTTGTCACAGAAGCAAACAACAGTAATAAAATTTGTAAAAACCGCATTTAATTTTTTTAATTTTATTACTATTAAATGAATTTAAATTATGATTTGAAAAAAATACCCGGTCAAGACATGGGTGAATTATTTATTTTTATTGACAAGAAAAAACTGACAATGTCGGATTTTTTGTGTTACATGCAATATGAATTTTTTTGCTCATTTTTTATATCCGTATTGGCCGATATATGTAGAGAACAATATAAAGATTTTGAATTTCCTGTATTTAAAAGTGAAGATTATGGAAATCCATTCAAGTTGACCATTTATTTTAATAATAAAAAACCAAAAGTAATTGATAATCAGGAAAATTTAGAGTTATTGGAAAAACAAAAATATGTAAGTATATTTAATAATGTATCTAATCTTGTGTTTATTCCAAATAAAAAGAATAATGTTGAGAAAATTTTTGATATGATTATACCGGAAAATAAAATTTTATTTCAAAAAATACTCAAGGTGATTTTTGATAAAATTTATTTAATATTGCAGAATGATATGTCAAAACGGATACAATTTGACTATAAAAATAATTTTTTAATTTTTATTCTGCGAGAAAATTAAAATCTTGGTTTATTCATAGATATGGATAATGATAGCCAACCTTTAGGTTCTACACCCAAATTTGCTCGGAAGTATCACAACCGAACAGTTCAACGATCTGGGTGTAGTAGTTGTTCAGAAAGAGGCAAAGCTTTACCACCACACGTTAAAGAAGCCATTAGAAACAGTCGAAATTCTCTATAATTTTTAAAACTTAAAAAATGATCCTTGGAAAAATTTTCAAGGTTTTGAAAAAAAAAGAGAACTTTTTACCGTATTCAAAATTTGATTAATTTTTTTGTTTTTTAATTACAGATATTAAAAATGAACTCCCAGACATTCAATACCGATCATTTGCAAACTTACCCCGATTCAGTTCTTCAGGCGCCAAAAGATATTTTGATCAAAAAGAACAACAATACAAGATACAAGTTTTTCAAGCAAAATCACTTTACTGCGGGGGATGAGGATCAATTTCTTGAATACTGGGATCGTTCTACTCCCATTGATGGCCCTCTCAAGAGGAATCAGACGAATCTAAATCCAGAGATTCCTTTGCACCCCAATACGAAATGGCCAAAATATCGAAATTTATGTGTAGATGTCGTGATATCTACCTTTCATTATATTTCGGATAAATTTAAAAAAGGTCTCTTTTTAAAAATAACTGACGGTAAACCAAAGGTTTTTTTACCTTTTAGCAAGGTAGACTATCAAAATGAATGGAGTGACAAGATTAAAACGAATCCGCGCCGTTTTTCAAATATTGTCCAACTGATGAAATATACAGCTGATGTTGAAAAGAGAGACTTTGTTGAGGGAAAAGTTCATAAAAATATAAAAGCGTGGTATGGCAATAATGGACTTGTTCGTCTTGAGTTTCCTATTTCAGAAGGCGATTCTGGAGTGAATATGATTCACGATATGTTTACTACTCTGGTGCGCGAAAGAAAATTGCCTTCTTGCGAACTTTTTATCAATAAGCGTGACTTTCCTCTCCTTAAAAAAGATGATACGGAATCCTATGATTCATTCTTTGGAACTCGTACCAAACTTTTATCTCACTGTCAAGAAAAGTATGCTCCGATTCTTAGTATGACAACAACAGAAGCTCACGCCGATATTCCGATCCCTACTTGGGAGGACTGGTCTCGTGTATCCTATTGGAATGATGGAAAAATGTTTGGAAAGGATTATCGAGCTTTTCCTCGTCCTGAGGAATTTGATACGATTGAGTGGTCCATAAAGATTCCAACTGCAATTTTTAGAGGTGCGTCGACGGGTCAAGGTACAATGATTGACAATAATATTCGTCTAGCGGTAGCTGCCGAATCAGCGAAAGGACTACTAGATGAAGATAATATTCCTTTTATGGATGCTGGTATCACAAAATGGAATCTTCGTCCTCGTAAGCACCCTTCTTATCCTTACATTGAGACTATTCACGTTGATGAAATGCCATTCTCATTGATATCTCCAATGTCACCACTTGAACAAGCACAATACAAGTATATTCTTCACTTGCCTGGACATTCGGAAGCGTATCGTCTCGGTATGGAGCTTTTTAGCGGATCTGTAGTGTTGTATTTTCCTTGTCAGTATCAGCTTTGGTTTTTCAAATGGATGAAACCTTGGGAACACTATGTACCATTGTCAGGCTCAATGCAAGATATTTACGAGAAGATCAAGTGGTGTAAAGCAAACGATGAAAAATGTGAACAGATAGCAGCGAATGCTCGAGCCTTTGCGCACAAGTACTTGACACGAACGGCAATATTAGATTATCTTCAAAATACATTATGGGATGTATATACAACAACTGGTAAAATTGAGCATGTTGACAAAAATATTAATGACTACAATTTGGCATTGTATGATACTGTAAAGCACAAAATGCTAGCATCAATGAATAGCTTTTATAAGGATAATTTGGAGATGACGGAACATTTGAAACAATTATTGAGTGTTCCTCATCACTCTTTATCCAAAGATATTCGGCTTTGGCTTTTTACATTGTTTCATAAAAATATGACCTTTTCAAAAAGCATTTACAAGGAGGGAAAAAATACAACATTGTATACCTTTAATTATTCTGGATATAAATATGCGATTAAGAACACTCGAAAAACTTGGAAATCCGAAGAAAAATTTCAATTGGTGTGTAGTTACTTGTATTTGAATGAGTTGTCCAAGTCTTGTCCAAATTTTATTTATACCTATGCTGATTTTGAAGACAAAGAAAATCACACTAATATCATCACAGAATTTGTAGAAGGAATGACTTTGGAAGAATATATCAACACGAGTGCGTTTACAATGGCATCTTTTATTGATATTTTGATTGGTATTTGTTTGGCTTTGGCAAAAGCTCAACAAAAGTGTGGATTTATACATATGGATCTCTTTCCTTGGAATGTTATAATTATAAGAAAAAAGGCTCCCGAGACAATCGTTTACAATAACGAGCATGGCTCCTATACAATTAAAACTAATATTGTACCTATTATTATTGATTATGGAAAAAGTCATTTTATTCACAAGGGACAGCATTATTACAACACCAGTCCTTTTCATCTTTGCCGTCTACAAGACATTATTAGTATCGTGTTTTCTAGTATTTATATTGTCTTGGAAAAACATAAACTAAATGATAAAGATATTAAGGTTGTCACGACCATTATGAATTTTTTCTCAGGATCTGGTTACACCAACAAGACAAATTTTATCAATATTTCTCATGTCAAATCTTTTTTGAAAAAGCACAAGAAATTTTCTAAAATGCTGAGCGAACCCAAAGTAGGATTGGAAGAAAAATCACCCCTCGATTTTCTTAAATTTATTTTGGATAACTTGCCCAAAAATACGACTGTTTCTATACAAAATACTATGGAGAGAATGTGTCGAGATATTATCCCGCAAGAACATCCTTTTAGTACTTTAACATTAAAAAGTCTAGAGTTGGAATTGTTTTCGATGATTAAAATTCTAACAAAGCCAGTCGATTTTAGAAAACATTGGCTTGTTTTAGAGGGTCTGTGGAGTTCAATTCCAACAAATTCTGAACAAGCATATTTGTATATTTATAATACTAGATTAATTTTTGAAAGATTTATTAATTTGATTCGAGAGTTTGAATCGACACAAGAAAAAGTTTGGGATCAGTTAGATGTACAGACATTGTGCAAGGATTTTCCAACTCTGTCTCAAATTCAGCCTTTAGATCAAAGTTGTCTTCAATCGACAATTGTGACAAAACTTCCGCACTATCCGACTCATATTTGCAAGAGTTGTATATCGAAACAGAAATTTCAACCACAACAAAATGTAGGAACCCTATTTGAAAAGCTTCAAAATATGCAAATCATTTCAGAAATCGAGTGTAAATATTTGATCGATTTTTTCCCACATTATATAACTTTAGGTCATTGTCTAACGCATTCGCTCTTTTTATAAAACTATTTTTTCCAAAAGCTCAACTACATATTTTTCGTTCGGGTGTTCATATTTCCATTGATTGACAGGAAAATAAGTAACATCCATTATGGAACGAGGATTTTGATTATACTGTGCGACATGTTTTTCACCATTTTTTTTGTAAATAATTTTATTTGTATCCGGATTTGAGCGACAAACAGAGCATTTAGAATAAGATTGATGGATTTTCCACCCTTGTAGTTTCAGAAATTTAGTGAATTCTTTTGAAAAAGTTTTTTGATAAACATGTAGTTGTTCGTGCAACAGCGTGTTTTTAAAATCTTTGGAATCCTCGATTTGTTGTTGAGGTATTATAATTACATTACCACGAGTATGAGGTAGACCAAATTCATATTTTCGTCCTCTGACGCAAATAAATTTCCAAGACAATTTGTTGAATTTATCTTTATTGACCCATTGTTGATTTATATGCGACCAATCTAGTTTAGAAATATCCAAAACCAATTTTTTTATTATTTCCATCTCTTGATTGGTAAAGTCAACAATGCTTTCATTAATCATATCTTTATATTCTGCAATGTTTTTACAGTTTCTGGCTTGCAGATCCAAAGCATTAAATCGACTATAAAAATTGTCGTCATCATTGACGAGATGTAATAAAGCTTCGTGGTTATTTAAAAATGCAATCTTGGAAGGTTTAGATGACTGATAGGAATTATGAATGTTGGAATACATTTATAATTGACAATTTTTTTATTTACAAGCGACCGACGACGACTTGCAACACATGAGAATAACTGGTTCCTGCTGTTTTGTTATAGTAGCAAAAACCACCAGTAAAAAAATCACTCAACTTTTTAGATTGTTCATCAAAATGACGAGTTGTACATAATATCTTACCGGTAAACGCCTCTGCCATACCTAATAAAGTCTGTACTTCTTTACGATGCTCGACATTACCACCGTGAGCACGAACAATTCCAGCAGGAGTAGCAATAAAAAATTGAAATAAGACACCATTGTACTTTTTTTGTAATTCAGTAGATAATTCACTTAAAAGAAGCGAAGTTTGTGTCTTGGCAGCATTTCTTTTACCATCATCTCCCATCAACGCCGCAGATAAGTATGCATACCAAGTATTATATATTTTTTGTACTGCCAGGGACCAAAAATACCTCATGTTTTCCCAAGTAAACATTGGAACACTTGACAATGGACCGGTTGCACTAGGGCCTTGTGGGTATTTTATAATAATAATGTTTGATAAAACGCTATCATTCGAGTCGTTTACAGGCGTATAAGTTTTTTGCAACGAGTTGTACATTTTAATATTAAATTAAAAAAAGAAAAAAGGTTTTTGGTTTAAAAATAAATTCAATTTCAATGAAAAAAAAAAAAAATTTGCTTTAAAAAAATATTATCATGGCATCAAATTCTTTAGTTTTTTTAATTGTACTCCTCGCGGTAACTTTTGTAATGTACAAAGCCGCTAGTGGTCACCCTAACCTCGTCGAAAATTGGGGTTGGACAATGACAGCGATGAACTCTACAGTAAACCGCACCCGCAATGGTGCTTCCTCTTTTGGAAATAACCAACAACAACTTTTCTCCAGTAACAATCAAGTTATTAACCCAAATTTATTGAATGAAGCGCAAAGAAATGTTGTTTCTCAATCACTCTCCTCACCTGCTGTTTCAACTGTTTCCGTTAGTGGTGCAGGAAAAGAAAATCAAGATGATGGACTTGGTTCTGTTATGAACAGTCAAGATTTATGGAATACGATAGAAGGATACAAATCCGCACAAGGAACCCAAGCTGAAGCAGCAAAAGGTCCTCAAGCTGGCTTCCCTGTTTACACCGTCCCTGGTACCTATCAAGCTGATTTATCTCCTCGTTTCAACTCTGTTGGATTAAATTCTTATGTTAAATATAATGTTCCGGAACAAGAGCACCTCGCTTCTTATGCTAACGATCCATTAACGATGGAACACAGACCCGCTCAAGAGAATTACCAACCCATGGATCTTGTTAACATGGTCGAAAGACCTACTGTTCGTGAGGATTACAAGACTTCTAAATCCGCTTCAAATGGAAATGAACCTGCTGAATACAACCAAATGGCGCAAAAACTCGCAGATATGGGTTCTCAAGTAACTGATAAACTTCCTGTTCAACCTATGAATGGTAGCAACGGATCTGACAAGGAACCCATTTACTATAATGCTGATCGTTACATCTTTGCCATGCAAAAGAGCAGACTTTATGGTCGCGCGGATTTTATTCGTGGAGATATTCCAATTGTTCCTACCCTACCAAACGCTGATATCAACAGTAATGTTTGGTTCAGACCTTCGGTAACTCCTAGAACTGACTTGAATGCTGGTGCTCTTGGTGTCATCGGTGGTACATACAATACCACACAACAACAACTCCTCGAGATGATGGCTCGTTCTGCTGGTGGATCCATGGGTACTATCAATGGAGTCGATGTCAATCCTATCAACACACCTGCCAACACTGTTCAACAAAACATTACCAGTCAAGTTGGAAATCTTACTTCTCAAGCTGGTCTTAATCAAGGAAACAAGTGGGAACAGGTACGCCAAAGTCTCGCTGCTCCTGGAGGAATAACAACCCTTGGAGGTTAATTTTTCAAAAGGTGTACTTAATTTTATATATTTTATTTGCCTTGAACAAATAAAATTTTAATTAGTTCTTTTACACATCAATGCAAACCAATGTATATTAACTATTGTAAATAATATATAAATTAATATTGTCGTCTTTCCAACTTCTCCAAGAAGATAACATTTCAAGGTATACATTCCAAGTACAAAGATTCTACAAAATACAAATAGATAGGGGAATAAATGTTTTTTATAGAATTGGATAATTAAATTTTCTTTAAAAATTCTAGAAGCAAAGAGCAAGAAACTGGGGACTTCTACAATCATGGCAAGACAACAAGGTCGTAATTCATTTTTTATCAACTCGTACAAAACATAACCTCCTGTCACTCCATGATGTAAATATCCATCTAATAATTTGAAATGATTCGGATAGTAAACCCGTGAATGAGTAAAATCTGCAAAACAATAAACCAAGTAAAAAAGATGTACTTGATGACGAATAACATTTGAAATAGATCCATTTCGAAAAAATACCAAAGCTTCCCATAAGCTATATGGGGCAAGAAAAATCGCCGCTAAAAAGGAAACAATACTTTGTTGTCGATAGCTTTCTTTCGGTGTTTTATTCGATAAATATTGAAAAAAAAGTACAAAATAACAATAATACGCTACAACTATCATTTTTACGAATCATACTATAAACTTTTTAAAAATCAATTTTTATGAATCTTTAAAGGTATTAAGCCATTAGACGATGGATAAGCTCATTCTTGTTGCCCTTGGTCGAAACACCCTTTTCCTTGCAAATTGCCTTGATCTGAGATAATGTCATATCGGAGTAGTTCACTTTCTCTGGTTCCTGAGTCTCATCTTGCTCATCCTCTGATTCCTCACCCTCTGTTTCCTCAGGGTCCCCGCTCTCATCCATAACCAAAGACTTTAGTGAGATAGGAGAGATTCCACTATCGGAGTGTTCATCGCCTTCCTCATCCATTTCGCCTAGTTCCAATACAGGCGAGTGTTGGCTCGTAGGGGAACCGTCTTCGTCCTCCGATGTAGAGGCTGTCTTATTCGTCACTGCACTTAGACGCTCAATTAGGTCTGCCTTGGTACCCTTCAATGGTAGATTACTAGCCTTGCACATCTCTTTAAGCTCTGTGACTTTCTTGCTGCTTAGATCGTTAGGATTAGATTCTTTTGTCGCAGACTTTTTCTTGGGCGAAGTCTTCTTCTTGGGCGAAGACTTCTTCTTGGGCTTACTTTCCGTTGTCTCACTTGTGTCGGTCGATTGATACTCGAGCTTTTCCTCCGCCGTCATTTGCTTCCAACGCTTGGAAGTTTCACCCGAGATCTCCCCAAAAGTCATATCAGGGTTTTCCTCAAGTAGAATTGGGCGAAGATACATTGAATAGTTAACATAGGAAGAGCGCTTCTTGACAGTTTTAGACTTGGCGGTAGAAGAACCTCCGTTTTGCTTCCAAATCTCCAGAAGCTCGTCGACATTAAGGTCAAACTTTTCAGCAAGAGTTGCACAAAAGTCATTGATACTGGCATCAATGTTCTTGGTAATTTTCTTGATGAGAGACATTGTTTTTTTGAATCTGTTGTTTGTTATAAAATCTGTGGT